TATAGAGTTTACAGGAGAAACTTATGTCTATCGAACAAAAAATTGCAGAAATTCTTGCTGAGTCAAAACAGATTGAAACACAAGAAGATTCTATCGTAGAAGATACTTTGGGTGAAGAAACTTCCATCAGCGAACCAAGCGATGGCAGCGAACAAAATCCAGAGAACAAAAAGAACAATGTTGACAAGCAGGAAATCGGCGGTAAAGATAAAGCTGCTAACGTTGTTACAAAAGATGCTTCCGCACCAGAAGCAAGTCATATCACAAGCATGAAAGAAGATATTGACGCTTTGATTGCTGGTGAAGAATTGACTGAAGAGTTTAAAGAAAAAGCTGCTACTATTTTTGAAGCAGCTGTTATGAATAGAGTTAAGCAAGAAGTTGCTAAACTTGATGAATCGTATGAGCAAAAACTCAGCGAAGAAGTTGAAAGTATTAAAGAGGGTCTTGTTGAAAAAGTTGATGGATATCTTGACTACGTAGTCGAGCAGTGGATGGAACAGAATGAAATTGCCCTTGAAAGTGGTATGAAGTCTGAAATTTTGGAAGGTTTTGTTGGTGGCTTGAAGTCCCTATTCGAAGAACACTATATCGATATTCCTGAAGAGAAATTCGATGTGCTTGGAGAAATGGAATCTCAAGTTAGTGAGTTAAAGTCGAAGTTAGACGAACAACTCGAATCCAACGTTGAGTTGAACAAGCAATTGTCTGGTTATCAAATTAGCCAGATCATGCATGAACTCTCTGAAGGTCTTGTAGAAACTGACAAAGAAAAATTCTTAGCTCTTGTAGAAGAATTGGACTTTGACGGAGTTGAAACATTCCAGAAGAAAGCTCAGACAATTCGTGAAAGCTATTTCACAAACAAGGCGACAACGTCCGTTGTTGAATCCGTAGTAACTGATGCTCCTGTTACCCTTACTGAAGAAGCTCCTACAAAGTTTGTAGATCCTTCGATCAAAGGTTACTTGGCTGCATTAGACAATCTTAAATAAAAGGAAGACAAAATGTCCGATCGTAAACAACTAATGGAAAAATGGGCTCCGGTTCTTAACCACGATGCTCTCCCACAAATTAAAGACCAATACCGCAG